TCAGCCAGTAGGAACGCCCGTATCAGAGGAGCGTGTACGTCAGCGCTTCAAGCTGGACATAGCAGTAACAATCGAAGACTGCCGCCGCTTGTGCAGCAACGTCAATGTTGACTTTGATGAGCTAGACAAGAAGTACCCAGACGCCACTTTGTGCTTGTGCAACATGGCGTTTAATCTGGGCTACCCTAGACTAAGCAAGTTCAAGCGCATGTGGGCCAATGTAGAAAAAGCCATGGACGATCCTAAAGCGTGGCTAGATGTGGCTACGGAGGCCGAGGACAGCCGCTGGTTTGATCAGGTACCCAACAGAGCTAAAAGGCTTACGGCGCGTTTCAGAGCGCTTGCTGATGGCTAAAAGCCCATGTGTCGGGGTATGTATCCTAGACAAAGAACGAATAAGATGTATCGGATGTGGTCGAACCATTGACGAAATAATTAGCTGTGGGAAAAAAGCAAATGATAGATCAAGAGAGAAATAGTTACCGCGTTCATTGCCCGCGCTGCGGAAATAAATTACGAACAATTGTTGTACATGGTCACGAGCAGTGTTTAGAGTGCGATCAAGTAATTTACGATTGTTGCCAAGGGGAGAGGTGCGATCAGGAACAGCTTCTCGGCTGTTGATAACGGCACTATTGGAGAGTACATATGTGCGCTCCGTCTGTTGAAGTTAGGCGTGTCATGTCGTGTTGTTAACATGGGCGCAACGGACTTACTCGCAGAATTTGATGGAAGAATATACCGCATACAAGTAAAAGCTAGTCAGATGAAGCTCCACAAGCGAAATTATGGCTATCAGTTTATGGTGTCAAAGGGCGGAAAGAAGGAGCCATTTACAACAAATGACTGCGATATAATTGCCTGTGTCACAATAGACACAGAACATGTTTGGTTTTTTCCTATACAAAAATTATGTGATCAAGTGTCAAAGCGCATCCACCCGAAACGCTTTGACGATGATACGACTAAGCGCACATGGAAAGATACTATAGCCTACCTTGAGACTTTGTAGCGCCCATTATCACTAAACCACATGACTCACATTTTGGTGCGTCCATAGTGTAGTCAACGAAGCACTTACACTTAGGACACTTATCGTCATCAATGGCCTGTTGTATGGGGCCTTTGTTTTTGCCTTGTTTAGACAATGCTAACTTCATGCGGCTGAACCAATTCCTGCTTTCACATCATCAGTATAATTTTCTTTGTAGTGATCTGCAACGAGCTTGGCGATTTGTTGACCAATTTTTCTGTGTTCATTGGTGCTGATCTTTACAAGTTTGTTGTAGGTGCTAATATCGACAGCAACGGATTTAAATTCTTTCATTGGATTTACTCCCACTAAATAACAAGAATGGGCATATTCTAACATGTTTAAAGGTTACCGCAAGTATAATAAATACGGCGCTCAGAAGACGCAGTTCATGGGCTATACATTTGACTCTAAATGGGAGGCAGAACGATGGGGTGAGTTAACCGCCATGGAACGGGCCGGGTCAATTAAGAATCTTGAAAGACAGATCAAGTACGATATCTTTGTGAACGATCAGAAGATTTGTAGATACGTTGCCGATTTCAAATACAAACAAGTTGAGGAAGACGGCTCAGAAACAGAAATAGTTGAGGACGCCAAGGGGGTTGAAACTGCTGATTTTAAACTAAAAAAGAAATTGATGTTAGCAGTTCATGGAATTGAGATAAAATTATCTAAGAAAAAGCGTTGACATTCTTCTTAAAGTTTCCTATCTACAAATTGTGGAAGCAATATAGAAGGAGGGCGCAATGCTTAATGCACCTACCACATTTATCCCTAACGACTTGACGCCAATCTATGAGCGGCGTAAGGACGTTATGCAAAAAATTGCTGATCTTCAAAACGAATTGAAGGTCATCAATAATTCTCTTATCCAACAATTTGAGGATCAAGCCGAGCAAGTGCTTGCCAGCAAAGGCAAGGATTTTGGTCAGGCCACGATCAAGTCTGATGGCTTTAAGGTTACCATTGACTCGCGCAAGCGTGTTGACTGGGATCAAGAAAAGCTTATGGGCGTTCTTGATAATATGGATAACGAGAACGCGAAGCACTATGCTACAGTCAAGGTATCTGTTGCAGAAGCTAAGTTCCAACAGGCCCCACCAGATATCAAAGCGAAACTCTCTGAGTGTCGCACTGTGTATCTGCAAGGCAAATCAGTAAACATTGAGGTCGATGATGCTTAATATCATTACAGCAGAAGAACGGCTTGCCGAAAAACGCGGTCACAAAATTGTGATCGCGGGTAAGTCTGGTGTGGGCAAGACTAGTCTTGTCCGCACACTAAATACTGACACAACTTTGTTCATGGATTTGGAAGCTGGTGACGCGGCAATCGAAGGCGTGAAGGTTGATGTCATTCGTCCACGCACATGGCAAGAGTGCCGTGACTTCGCCTGTTTCTTAGGCGGCGGTAATCCTGCACTAAACGATGACGCTCCATATTCTATGGCGCACTATCAGTATGTGTGTGAGGTTTACGGCGATCCAGAAAAGTTACTGTCCAAGTACGATACAATCTTTATTGATAGTATTACTGTCGCTGGACGCCTTTGTTTTAGTCACTGCCAGAACCAACCAGACAATAGATCTGACCGTACTGGCAAGCTTGATACTCGCGCCGTGTACGGTATGCAAGGTCGTGAGATGATGGCATGGCTGACACATTTGCAACACATTCGCCAAAAGAATGTGATCTTCGTTGGTATCTTGGATGAGATTACTGACGATTACGGCAGAGCCGAATACAAGCTACAGATGGAAGGCAGTAAAACAAGTCGTGAACTGCCCGGCATCGTGGATGAGGTAATCACCATGACAACGCTGACAAGCGATGAAGGCCAACAGTTCCGCGCCTTTGTTTGTCATACGCTGAACAAATGGAATTACCCAGCCAAGGATCGTAGTGGTCGATTGGATATGATCGAAGAACCGCACCTTGGCAAACTGTTAGACAAAATGTCTGGTGGGACAGCGCAAGCTGATAGACCAATGGCTTTTGTAAATCCTAGTGAAGTGGTTATTGCAGAAGGAGAAGAAACACATGCTTAACCTAAACAACGTAGCGCCAGCAGAATACGAAAACACTCCGCTGGAATTAATGCCTGATGGCACGATTGCTCGTGGCATCGTTAAGTTGACAGGCGGCGACATGGAGTTGCCTGAATTTGGTGCTGGCACTTTCTTTAAGTCGTCTCAATCAACGAGCGCCAAGTGGTTGCCGATTGAGGTCACCATCGTTGGTGGTGAGTTTGATAAGCGCAAAGTGTGGCACAACATCTTTGTTGATGGTGACAAACTGTCTGAGCGCGGTGTGCCAGTCGCAAAAGAGATTGGGCTTCGCACATTAAAGAGCATGATTGATAGTGCTTTTAACTTGTCATCTAAGGATGAGTCACCGCAAGCACAAGCCGCTCGTAATCTGAACGGCGTCAATGATCTTAACGGTGTAAGTATCTGCTTTGCCATTGGCGTAGAAAAAGGCACTAACGGTTACGCTGACAAGAACAAGATTAAGTATGTTCTTACAGCGGACTCTAAGGGCTTTATTGCTGGTTCAGCGCCAGTTGCCGCTCCAGCGGTAAGCGCACCTATGACCACAGCCGCGCCGCAACCAACAACAGCAACGGCTGGCGTTACACCAGCTTGGGCAAGATAGGAGGTCACGATGTTGGGAAGCATTTTTAAATCAATCTTTGGTGTTAATGAGGCACCCATTCAAAAGCTTGAGCATCCGCGTTATTGTGGGCCACTACGCGCTTTGATGGAAAGCGGCAAGCCATACACGTTGAGCCAGCTTCAAAAGCGCCTCGGTAAAACCAAAGGTACTGTATACCATGAAATGTGTGAGTTGCGTAAAAACGGCTACACCATCACAAAGCAGTACGACAAAAAACTTTCTGTGTATAAGTATCGGATGAACTGATGATCTTACGCGGATACCAAGAGGCGGCTATCAATGCCGCCTCTGACGCTTTAGACAAACATGGTAACACACTTGTCGTGGCTCCTACAGGGGCTGGCAAGACTATTATGCTGTCTGCACTTGTAGGCAAGCGTCATAAAAAAAATCACAATATTTTAATTTTACAGCATCGTGATGAGTTAGTTTCACAAAACTCCACAAAATTTCACCGTGTTAACGACAACATGTCCAGTAGCATTGTCAATGCTTCACAAAAGGACTGGTCGGGTGACGCCGTGTTTGCAATGGTGCAGACGCTATCTCGTGAAAAGAATTTAGAGCAAATGCCGCACATTGACATGATCGTTGTTGATGAAGCGCATCACACTATTGCCGACACATATCAACGTATTATTAACGCCGCAAAGAAAGCGAATGAGGGGGTTCAGATAGTTGGGTTTACCGCTACCCCTAACCGTGGTGACAAAAAGGGCTTGCGCGGCATTTTTAGCAATTGCAGCCATCAGATCGAAATCTCTACACTGATTAATGAAGGGTTTCTGGTTCCGCCCAAAACATATGTGATTGATGTCGGTGTACAGGATGAGTTGCGGAATGTTCGTAAGACTGTTGCCGACTTTGATATGGAGGCTGTTGAGCGCATTATGAACCGCCGTGCAATCAATCAGAAAGTGGTTGATGAATGGCTAGACAAAGCTGGTGACAGAAAGACGATTGTATTTTGCTCCACGATTGTACATGCAAAAGATGTGTGTGAGGCATTTGTTGACGCTGGCGTGAATGCCGCTGTTGTTACAGGCGACACACCAAGCGATGAGCGTGAGAGTATTTTATACGATCTGGCACATGGCGACATGCAAGTCGTTGTAAATGTCGCCGTGCTTACAGAAGGGTTTGATGCGCCGCCCGTATCATGCGTTATCTTAACGCGCCCATGTTCATACAAAGCCACAATGGTGCAGATGATTGGTCGTGGCTTGCGGACGATTGACCAAGAAGAGTTTCCCGGCGTTGTTAAGTCTAACTGTATCGTTATGGATTTTGGCACGTCTGTGCTTACGCATGGGTCACTTGATGATCTTGTTAATTTAGATGGCGCGACTGGTACTAGGGCAGGAGAGGCACCAGAAAAGGTATGTCCTGAATGTGATTCAGTTGTGCCGCTTGGTGTTCGTGAATGCCCTATCTGTGGACATGAGTTTGAAGGGCAAAACGCCGATCCGTTAGAGCATTTTGAGTTGACTGAAATTGATTTGATGGAGCGGTCGCCGTTTCGTTGGATTGATTTGTTTGGTACAGGGACGTGTTGGGCCGCAACAGGATTCAATGGATTTACACTTGTGGCACAAACAGGACATGTTTCTGCCGCAATCGTAAAACGAAACAATGGTCGTGTTAGGCTGATTAGTGTGGGTACGACACGGCAAGTTATGGCGGCGGCTGATGATTTTTTGCGGACAAACGAAGATGGCACCAGCGCTCAAAAAACTAAGCGCTGGCTTAATGATAGAGCTAGTGAAAAACAACGCGCTCAGTTGAATAGACATGGAGTGCATGTAGGAGCATTCGACTTCTCATGGACTAAATACAAAGCTGCGTGTATGCTGAATTATGTGTGGAACAGACAATTCATTGATAATTTAGTCAACAACGTAATTCAGAAAGATTTAACCGATGAACCGAGGCAACTTGCAAGTGAAGCTAAATCTCATTGATGATACAGAAATTGACATATCTTGTTTTGTGCAAGTACAAGATCCAAGTGATGGGCAGGAAGTCCATGATTGCGTTATGGATGCCATCACTGATTATATAGAACGCTATGACAATATGCTTGTAGACGGGGAAGCAGAAATATATTTTGGCGACAGCATTATGTATGTCATAGGCTTTAGTCGTATGGAAGGGGAAGAAGAAACATGGGGCATAGCAACCGCCGAAGGCACCATCACTCTCCACTAAAAACTATTGGAAAGCTGTTTACCAACATCGGTTGGGAGAAGCGGCTTTGTGATTTATCTGAAGATGAAATCGTAGCAATCGCTGTAGTAATACAAGCAATAGAAGGGCTAGAAGATGTCTACTCTAATGAGTACCTTACAGAAGTTTACCTCCGACATGGAGGCGGCAGATTCTGCATTGAGAGCGAAGCGGACATACCATTCTGAAGATGCTGATAATATAATTAAAGAGCTTGATCGGGGTATAAAAGACAAAGAGTTTAAAACTCCGC